GAAAATTATTCTACGTTAGTTTCAAGTAATTCAAAAACAGTTTCAGGTGTCACAGGATTAAGATATTTCTTGGCACAGTCACAAAATGATTCAAGTGCAGGATATACAACAATGTATGTTGATGATATTAAATTCTATGATGGTGTTTCGATAAAAGATGGTCTTAAAAACGACCATTCATCTTCTACACCAGTCTCAAATTTAGTTAACGGATTTATCATGGAATCAACATCTGATGGTAAACACTATATGTGGAATTCAACTACGAGTACGTGGACAGAAATAGCATAGTGATATAACTTGGCTAAAGTAGGTCAAGTCTTTCAGGCTAACGTTTTTCAAACAAATTCCTTTCAGGGTGAATGGGGTGCTCCAGCATTTCAACGAAGTGTTTTTCAAACCAATGTATTTGATGTTGCTAGAGCAATAATAAAAATCATAGAGAATAGTCTTTCTGTAACAGATTCGGAAGCTAGAACGAGAGAATTACTTAGACTTGCTAATGAAACAGTTTCAGTAGAGCATTTCAAAACAAGGATAAGAGCATTAATTTATCATATTTCAGAAACAACAAGCGTATCGGATAATAGAGTATTTGTACGAGGTATGTTGAAAGCATTAGATGAGATATTAGAAAGTTCAGATGGTGTTACAAGATTAAGAGGTCTATTAAGAAATGTAGCCGATACAGAACAAGTGAGTGACAACCAAACAAGATTAAGAGGATTAAAACGAATAATAACAAAAACAGTCAATATCACACATATTAAAGGTAGGGTACGTGCAATAAAAAGAGTTGTAAGTGACACGATACAAATTGGAATTAAGGGTGTGTTTCAATCCATGTTCCAAGCAGATGTGTTTGGTTCACGTTCTATTAATGAAGCATTTAAACTATTAGGTAGAATAAAATCTGTTTCTGAAACAGAAGAAATAGGAGATGAAAGAAACAGAGCTATGAGTTTCAGAAAATCCATAACAAACACAGTTAATATTGCAACAGGTTTAGTACCATCAAGAGTTATTAAAAGAGTCATAGAGAACACAGTTACAGTATCTCACATCAAGGCTAGAGTACGTGCTATAACTAGATCTATTGGTGATTCAGTTAGTATTGCGTTTGCATATAACAAACTACGTGGTAGATTCAAATTTGTTAATAACACAGTGAATGTAATAAACCCAAGAGTATTCCAATCTATATTCCAATCTGATGTATTCCATACTGCCTCAGAATATGCGAAATTAATGGGAAAAATAAGATTGGTAAACGAAATACAAAACGTGGTAGAAGGAAGGTTATACTTGAGAGGTATGTTGAAAGTATTTGGAGATACAATTTCATTATCAGAATCTAAAGTTAAATTAGCATCAATATTAAGATTAGTGAATAAAACTGTAACAATAACAACTTCATCAGTATTCGCAAGAACAATAAAGAAAGTTATAACAGATGTAATTGAGGTATCTCACATAAAAGGTAGAATACGTGCTATTACTAGGTCTATTTCTAACACAGTGAATATAACATTTGCTCATAATAAGATAAGGGGTCTTAACAGAATAATAAATTCCACTTTAAGTATAGCAGATGGCTTTTCCAAATCGTTAGGATTTACTGTTGTTGCACCACTTGAAACACTTTCCATTATTGACAGTAGAACTGCAATAAGAGGATTGATAAGAACAATAGCAAACACAGTTTCAATGTCAGAAGGCTTCATAAAGAAATGGGTAAAATACCAAAATAACACTCTTAGTGTATCTGATAGTGTAACAACAATAAGAGCATTATTGAGAGTGAAATTAGAATCAATCAACATTGAACATTTGAAACGAAGAATAAGATTAATATCAAGAATAATAAACAACTCAGTTTCAATATCCACAGATATAACACGTAAAGTGGAAATAAGAAGAATGATTGATAAGACATTGAGCATATCTGAACAAAAGAACTATCTAAGATCCATAATCAGAGTTTTAGAAGAAACAGTAAACGTATCACATATTAGAGCTAGGGCAAGGGCATTAATACGAAGTATTTCAGAAACTCTAACAATCACATTCCCAAGAGGATTGCCTAACTACACTTTCAATCCTAACGTATTCCAACATGATGTTTTCCAAACAGGTTATGAAGCATTTAAGATATTAGGCATAGGTAAACGTGTGAATGAAACGATTAATTCATCAGAGGGATTCATTAGAGGAATGGCAAGATCATTTGTAGAAACAATATCAATACAAACAGATTTGAACTTTGCTAGAATATTAAAGAGAACAATAGATAATACAGTTGAAGTGTCACAGGTTAAACCAAGATTAAGAGCATTAGTTAGAATAATTGATAAGACTGTCGGAATAACAGAAACAAGAACAAGACTAAGAGGACTCATTAAACACATTGATAAGACATTGAGCATATCTACTGAAATTGCTAGAATAAGAACTATTGGAAAAGTTATTGAAAACAGCATATCAGTAGCAACTGAAATTGCTAGAATACGTGGATTAACTAGAGTTATCGAAAACACTGTTTCCATAACGCATATACGAGCAAGAGTTAGAGCAATAGTCAGAGTAATTGAAAACACATTAGGAATAACAGTAGGATATGCACAAATAGATGGAAGAGTGAAAAGCGTTTTAGAAACAATTCATGTGAAACTACCATCAGTCTTTGAGTCAATCTTCCAACACGATGTATTCCAAAGACATTATGAGTTTAAAGTAATTAGAACATTGATGAGAGTAAAGACAGAAATAACATCAGTTTCAGATGATTACACATCAATTAGAGGTATATTGAGAAGTGTGGGTGAAACTGTCAATATTGAACATATAAGAAATAGATTAAGAACTATATTGAGAGTAATTGATGATACAGTTAATATTGCACATATAAGAAATAGATTAAGAACGATAGTTAGAGTAATTGATGATACTGTTTCAATCTCTCACATAAGATCTAGGTTAAGAACGATAAAAAGAGTGTTGGGTGAAACAATAACTATCACAGATTTGAATTTGCCAAGAAGAGAGTTATTAAGAACTATTGAAAATACTGTTTCAGTAGATCATATTAAGGATAGAGTAAGAGCAATAAAGAGAATAATTGATAATACAATTTCATTAACAGAAAATTACAGAATGTCATTTGTAAGATCATTCACAGAAATTTTATCCATATCAGATGATAGATTGTTCAGAAGAGCCGTATTAAGAATTATTGATAAATCTTTAACAGTTAGTGAAACATTCCCAAGGATCTTAGATTTGAAACGATTCTTATCTAATAGTATTTCAGTATCAGAACAGAAGAATAGATTAAGAGGAGTTTACAGAGTTATCAATAATGATATAGTAATATCATTTGCTTCAAACAGATTAAGAACACTTGAAAGAATTATTAATAATACTGTGCAAGTAACTCATATCAGAAATAGAATCAGAGTATTAATAAGACTTGTTGATAACATAGTTTCAATATCAGAACAAAAGAACAGATTGAGAGGTATAATACGAAACGTAACTAACGTGTTAGAAATAACAACATTAAAGACACCTATTAGAGCTTTGGTAAGAGGAATTGATAATACAATAACTATTGAACATCTTAGACCAAGAATTAGATCATTAGTAAGATTGGTTTCTAACACAGTTGGTATCACAGAACAATACAATAAATTAAAACAAATATACCCTGTTATTAATGAAGTTATTAGTATTCAATTATCATACTTTAGTGCATTAGGTAAGAAATTTGTTATTAATGAAGAAGTTCAAATCACACATATTAGAGCAAGAATTAGAGTATTACTAAAAGTTGTATCAGAGGGATTATCTGTCATTCATGCGTTCTTCGTAAAAGTACAAAATGGATTGGTAACTCAAACCCAAACATTATCCACATATTGGACTTCTGAATCAACATCAACAACTGATTCTTCACAATCCACAAGCACAGGTATTAGTAACGAAAGTGAATCTACAGGTGATTCTTCACAAACTATAAGTAGTGGAGACACACAAGAGAATATAGAAGGTGGAAATTAGATATGAGTATGAATATGGTAGGTAGATCAACGGAATTCAGAGTAAAAGCTGGTAGCTTGATCACTTTACAATTAACTATAACAAATGATGCTGGAACTGCTAAAAATCTAACAAATGACGTTGTTTATAACACAGGTAAATGGAAGGTTTGGAAACCAGATGGAACATTAATTATAAATGGAGATATTGTGTTTACAGATAGAACAAATGGTATTATTAGTTATACATTACAATCATCAGATACAGTCATAGGAAATGCTGGAAATTGGGCTGGGGAAGTGGAATTAAAGCGTTCAAACGGCAATATATCAGAACAAACGAAAACTTTTAACTTTGTAATTGAGGAATCATATTAATGGCAAATTTATTAAAAGTATCAGGGAACACTTGTAGTGAATGTGGTCACAGTGATGATTCTCATAAAGGAGAAACAACCTGTGATGAATGTGAGTGTACCAACGTACTAGTAAAAAAAGAATAGGGTTATATAACACACTTACTAATACAAAGTATGTTAAAACTCGAAGATATAGCGAACGCTGTGTATTTTGAATTTAGAAGAGCACAATTAGATGCCATGAAAACAGAAAGATTGGGCAGTATTCATGTTTCAGATCTCATTAAACCATGTATGAGAAATGTGATTTATAGTAAAGTAGAACCTAGAAGTGGAACTACAACAGAAGATATGAGATCTCTTTATTTTGGTCAATGTGTTCATTCAAACTCACAATTAGCAACAGAGGAAAATCATGAGAAATTCCTTGCATATGATTATGTCAGAGATGAAGCATTAACCAGAGAAGAATCATTAAAAATACCAGATGAAGATCCTAGACAATTAGATATAATTTATGGTAGTATTGATGATTTGTTAAAAATAGATGGTAAATGGGTTATCACCGATAAGAAAACCACTGGTTCCATTGATTACTTTTCAAGAGCTACAGCAAAAGCAAGTGATTCTCATAAAGATCAAATAAATAGATATAGAGTTCTTCTTAAAAAATGCTATGATATTGACGCTGAATTTGGTGCAGTAATCTATATCTCAAATAGTATAGATAAGGAGAAAAAGGACAAACCAGCTATCATTCCATTCAAATTAAGACCTATTGAAGAGACTTTGCAAGATATGATAGAAAAATCAAATATCATTAAAAAGTCTCTAACAGAGGAATACCTACCAGAAAGAACAAAAAACTATCTGTGTGATGGATTTTGTCCTTATGCAACAAAGTGTTTTGAAGATAATAGGGAAAAATGGACGGAATAAGATACATTTCCCCTGAATGTAGATTACATGACCATGTTGAATGCCCTAAAGTCCGTGTTAGTCTAAAATGTGAATGTTTATGTCATAAAATTGTCGGTGAATGACAAACTTTAATAGTTAAGAATGTAACTGTTATATAATGGATAAGAAGGATGATATCTTTAAAATTAAACCACTAGATGGAAAAAATATCGTTGTAGAAGATAAGAGAAAAACAATCTCTCCATTTAATTCTGCAAAGCATTTTAAAGATGCAAATATACCAGCTTTATGTGACCAATGCGTATATAGGTCAATTGAAGATGGGGGTAATGGAAAATGCCCAAAATATGAAGCTGGGGCAGTATGCGCAATTAGAGAAGATTTTCTCAAATTCATCAATGAATTAGATACAAGGAACCCAGAAGATTTGAAGGCTATGATTGATATGATAGCTAAGATATCGTTTGAAAATGTATTAATGGCTCTTACTCAAGCAAAGATGGACGGAAATATCCCAGATAGAAACACAAAGTCTGAAATAAAGACACTATTAGATATAGTTAAATCAATTAATGATCTTAACAGTAAAATTGTTGTTACTGAGAAGCAAGAATACACAAAAGAGGGTGATATCTCTAATATCTTTAGACAGATTAAAGCCCAGAAAAGTGGTGGAAATTAATGTTAGGTGATTTAGGATTTACACTTATTTGCCTAGCTTATTTTGCTGGTGGTATAACCATAGGCTATTACATACCAAAATGGCGAAAATCAAGAAAACCTAGAGGTGACGGTAGATGGGATTAGGAGATTTAATTAAAGGAATATGGGACGACCCAGATTGGGTTTTACCTGATGAGAATGAGCTTACTAAGGAGATTGAAGAGTTGGATAAAAAAATCAGAACCATGCCTAAAAAATCAAGAGAAAAGACAAAATTAGTCTATACTATGGCTAATAAAATGCAAATATTACGATTAGTACTACATAAGAAAAAATTAGAAAAATATAGACCAGATGCAGAAGGTAAGTGGGTTTGGATTCCAGAAGAGGAATATGATGGAAGGAAGTATGAGTAATGGCAAGACCTACAACAGAAGAACTAGCAGAGAGACAAAATCTCATGCAAACAATAGCAGATTGTGCAGATAGTCCTAGTAAATTTAGTGAGATATTTCTTGATCATAAATTATTTGATTATAATAAAAAATACGTTGATTGTAAAGATAGGTTCATAGTTTATCGTTCTGGAAGACAGGTTGGTAAAACAATGTCAACTGCAGTTAAATGCATACATTTTGCATTCTTTGCACCATTGATGTTAGATACAATCAAAGATGAGTGTACCATAGTAATTGCTGCACCAACACAAAATCAGGCAACAATCATGTTTGACAGAATTAGAAGTTTAATCATAAATAATGATTTTCTAAAAGGCTATATAATAAGAAATACACAGAGCGAAATGTGGGTTAATTATTTAGATGGTAGAGGTGTATCAAAAATCATTACTAGGGCAACAGGTGAAACAGGTACATCATTGAGAGGTTATTCTCCTCATTGTATTATAGCTGACGAATGTTCTTTCATTAAATCTAGTATTCTTAAAGCATTCTTACCTTCTGGTATGGCAACTCATGCTAGAGTTTGGTTAACATCTACTCCTTTTAGTAAATCTGGGTATTTCTATGAAGCGTGCCAAAATTCTAAACCGAAAAACCCTGATGGTATGTGGAGAGAATTTCATGTCAAATCCACAGATTCACCACTTATTCAACAAGATCCTACATTCATTGAAGAAATTAAGAAACTTACAAGAGATGAATATGTCCAAGAAGTTGAGGGTGAATTCTTAGATATAGGTAATGCATTAATACCAAACTCACTCATTCAAGAGGCAATAGTAGATTTTAGACCAAAAGGGCAAGTAAGATACTATATGGGCGTGGATATAGCAAGAACAGGTAGGGATGAGACCGTATTTACTGTCATAGGTGTTGACGAAAATGATACAGTTTTTGTCGAAGATGTTCAAGCAGAATCACAATCTAATGTCGTTGATGTTTGTGGTAGGGTAGGTGAATTTGTACGAAATTATAGATTAGAGAGAGTATTTGTGGATGAAACAGGTCTTGGAGGTGGGTTAATAGATTTGGCAAGGGAGCAAGATTTGCCATGTCAAGGAGTAGTTTTCTCATTACAACAAAAAGCAGAAATGTATAAAAATCTAAGACTCTTATTTGAAAACCACAATATAAAACTAAAAGACATAAATAAACTAGTTTATCAATTATCATATTTGAGAAGAGAATACACAGAGACTGGAATTATGAAAATTCGATCTGATGAGCATGACGACTACCCTGATAGCCTCGTTTTAGCATGTAAAGCCGTTAATGCTGGTGGTGGCTGGCACGTTATGGACGTTACAGATGGTCTAAAAAAGGCATTATTCGGTTAACTTTATATATTAAATGTAGGCATACTAGTCATGGGTAAAAAACTCGACGAAGAGATTGAGCACTTAAAACAAACAACTCATCCAATAAGAGCACCAGCTAGATCAAGAATACCAAAATATACCGATTTGAATGATTCAAAAGCAAGAAGAAATGTGAGAGTTCAAGAAGCATTAGATGGGTTGGAGAGAGTAAGATTAAGAAATGCAGATTTATTTGATGATCCTGACGAAGATAAGGCAGAAAGTGAGGAAGAACCATTACATGAATTAACAGATGGAGAACTTAAAGAAGTAGAGAAATTAAAATCATGGGAAATATGGTTAGAAAAAGCACTAAGCGGAGATTCAGATCATATAAGAGCACCAAGAGTGTATGAAGAAGGAAAAGCCCCACATGAAATGTCAACCGTAAGCACTGGTTTCTCAAAAAGAGGTAAATTCGGTAATAAACTTACAGAAGAACCAAAAAAAGAAGCAGAAAGAGGTGCAAAAACAACCCAAACAGGTAGGAGTGTCAGTCAACATTTAAAGCCTGAATCAGTAAAACACCTACCAAAAGGTATAGAATTACAATATTTAAAAGACCCAGAACATGAACATGAAGGTGCTGGAAGTACACGAAAAATACCTAAAACCCAAGAAGAGTTAGACCAAGACTTTTTTAATAGAGAAGCAGAAGAATTTAAGAAAAGAAAGAAAAAATCATGGGAAATATGGTTAGGAAAGGCTAAAGAGGTCAAATTAACGGAAGAAGGTAGGAAAATCTTAGAAGAGGCTAAAGCAAGGATTAAAGATGAGCAAAAACTAGGAACTAGAGAAATTCAAGCCATGTATAAATCTTGGTTAGAAAAAAGAAAAATGCCTAAAAAAGATAGACCAGAATCACCAAATAAAGAAAATAATTACCAAACTCAACTAGATAAACCTATACAGTGGAGAGCTTTGAAGGATAAAACTTGGGAAAAATGGCTAAAAACCAAAGATCAGGGTCAAGGAGATGCTAAATATGGAAACCCACATGAAACAGGGATGGAAGACCCACGAGTTTTACAAACATCGAGAGATGATTTTTCATTAGAAGAACCTGAGGAAGAAGGCAATAAACCTTATATAGAAAGAAAACGTGAAAGTGATAAGGATGAACAATCTTAATAAGATAACACACACGAAAGTCGGAGATAATATCCACTACTATATAAATGGTCAGGAAGGACGTGGTGTGGTTGTCAAGATGAATAATGCCTATGTATCAGTTCTAAAAGAAACTGGTAGTATTGATGAAATTCACATCAATGATACATTCTTTGTAAAAGACATAGTAGCCAATAAAACTTGGAATGATATGACTTTGGAAGAAAGAACTGAAAATCTATACAAAGCACATGCTTATAGTCCACGATTCTTATCAAAAACTTGGGAAGAATTACCACAAGAACTTAAAGATGTTTTGCAGAAAACAAACATTGAGGATTCAACTCATGGTCAAATAGGTGGTAATAGAGCAGGCGTATCAACAGATACAGATGTAGAAACACCAGAAGACTATAAAGGTGAATCAAAAGATGATAAGAAAGAAGAGTTTAAACATGAGCATCAAGAAAAACCAACCGTAGATAAGAATAACGGTATGGAACAAGATCATAAAAAAAAAGAACAATCTGACGGAATGACAGAAGATTGGCGACCAACAGGTGGCGAATCTGACAAACAAAAAAATTATATTAATAAAGATTATGTAGCACCAACAAATAGAAGAGTTGCACCAAGAGCTAGTACAACTACTTGGCAAAAAATGATTGATGCAAATGCACCAAAAAAGAAACAACCTAGAGCTGTTGCAGATGAAAATACAAAATATTTTGATGATAAAGGTAATCCAATTACAAGAGAAGAACATGAGGCTTATGCAAATAAAGGTGAAGTAAGACCAGATGATTTATGGAAAGCATGGTTAGCACAAAAAGAAGGTGACGGTGCTGGTAACAGTGGAGTTAACTCACTAGAAACAACAGGTGTTTATAATGCAAGATATTCAGATGATAAAGGTCGTTATAGAGACCAAGAAAAAGACAAAGACGAAAAAGATAAAGAAGAGAAGAAAGAATGACCGTAGGACAACCAGATATTAACCTAAACACATGGGGAATAACTTATGAAGTAATTGATAAAATTTCACCAAAAGAACTTTTAGAAGGTTCAAAGAAAGACCCAAAGTCAAAACCAAAAAAAGAGAAAAAACCAAAAGAAACTTTACCTAAAAAAGAAAGAGCAAGAAAACTAGAACATACTCCTGAGGAAGAAGCAGCTTCTAAAGAACGTAGAGAGCATGAAAGGGCTGTTAGAGAGGTTAAGGAAGGAGACCCTGCAAAACGTAAAGAAATTCATGATAAATATCGTATGGAAGACTTAAAACAAAGAACTGATGAAAAGAGAAGAGGTAGAGAAAATCCCAAATGGACTAAATATCGTTCTTATGATGAAAATGCACCAGATTATACAACAGAACATGGAGCTGCATTCATGGCAACACAAGGAGGTCATGCTGTTACTCAAGAAGCAATTGAAAGAAAGAGAGGAAAAGAGCAAGCAGAAAAGAAAAGATCAAGATATTTAGGTAGAAAAAAGAACCCAGATAAGACTAGAGAATATAAAGAAGAAAAACAGTATAAACAAAGAGATGAACCAGTAATGGATCCAAAGAATCCAAAAGCAGCACAGGCTGTTAGAGAGACACAAACTGGTGGAAAATTTGGTAATAGAAAAGTAAAAATTCCAAGACATGCTGACGCTGGAGATAAAGCTGGTCATATCGGTTCACCAGATGTAGTTCCATCAAAAACAATTTCAGCAGCTGAGGTAAAGAGAAGAGCACAGGCAAGTTTTCCAAATCCACAGGCAAAAGATCGACCTAGTAATAGAGTTGATACCCCAGCAAAAGATACAAGAGAATATGTTACTCAATCAGTACAAAAGACATTAAATGGTCTAAGTTCACTTAGAATAAAATTAGCAAAAGATACAGAAGAGGCAGCTTACAAGAAATTCCAAGCTCATATGAAAGACCCAAGTTTGGGATCAAGACATGTATCAGCATTTGGTAGAGGAAAAGATCCTCAATCTCTTGAAGATAGAAAACAGAATGCACCAACAAAAATAACACCATCAGGTAGAAAATCTGGTCTAAATAAACCAGCATATGTACCTGAAAGATATAATAAGAAACCACAGGGTAAGGGTGTAACAGGTGATATTCAAGCAGCAAGTCAAGCAAAAGATATTTCAGCAGAAGTTAGAGCTAACGTTAAACGAATTAAAGAAGAAAGATCAGGTAGAAAACCTGACCAAGGAACTATAGCAAGAAGAGCTTATGCTCAAGGAAAAGATGAAGTCCCAGATAAAGTAGTACATTCTGATACTAAACCAGAACTATATGGTAAAGAAGGAAGACAATATCTTCAAGGTGAGGGAGCCAAAGAAGAATGGGAGAAATCACAAGGTCGTGGTCAAAAATATGCAAAACCACCACCAAAACAATCAAAGAGTGGTCACAGTGAAGAATATCAAACTAAACGTACAATGTATCTAGCTGGAATGAGCCGTCAGAAAAGAACTGCTTTTAATAAACTATCACCAGAAGAACAGAGAAAAAGAGTAATGATGACTAGAGGTCAAAAGAAAAAATCACTTGAAGAAATAAAAGCTGACTTGGATAGATTAAACCTTTAAATAATACCTTTATAAACTATTAATATGCGAAAAGATGACACACATTACTGTATAGAATGTAATGCCGTATTACCTTGGAGGTATAAGGGTAGGCAAAGAATTTATTGTTCAACTATGTGTCGCAAATTATATTGCGCAAAAAATAAAGAAAAGGAGTGATTATTTCTTTGTTGGGTATGTCGAGTTAGGAAGCTCGTTTTTATGATTAGACTTAGCATAATTTTCTAGTAATTTATGGAAAAGAACAGCGTCGCTTTCATAAAGATCTCCTGTCTTGGTCTTCTTAACAAAACGTGCAAATTTTCTGAAAAGCTCTTTATCTTCCCATCTTACACAGATTGTCGTATGTGAGTTACCAATTTTTCGTCTTGCCATACTAATCATTCATACAATTAATATATAAGTCTTTCCTCAATAACATCCTAGCACTTTTATACCGTGTTCAAATAGGCAATGATCATCTTTCCAAGGTGGTTGTGGTTTCTGATAACCATCAGTTCCATAGAGATAACCTAACATAAATTTATCTGCTATTTTAATCTCAAACACATCATCGCCAAAAGGTTCTAAACTTGGTGTCATTGTAGAACGAAGATATCCTTTTGGTGCATTGCTTTCATAATGTCCTAAACCTAAACCATGACCGAGTTCATGCAACACAATATTATATACAGTTTGCATTGGTAATTCTTCTCTTTGAAGATTTATCTCAAATTTAGCTAAACCTGTTTCAGGGTCAACACTTGCATCGTCAAGATTTAATACTATATTTGTATGCTGAACTGCATGCAAGTAAACAACTATGAATGTAAACTTATGAGAACTTTTAGCAAAATCAATACCTGTTAAACCTAATGCATCTGATCTTTCTTCATCTTCATTAAATGCTTCATATGTTAAGAAAATATTACAATGTCTATAATCGTCAGGTGTTTTATTCCAATGTTCGTGATAAGGAACTGTTGAATGTATATACATACTCCAATCACCTTCTGGTAAAAATTCTTGCATTTCTATTTGCCAATCAAGTATTGCTCTCCATGATTCAAATTCTACATCTTTCCAATACTTCCAATCAACATGAGTTGGATTTGGTTCAAACAAACAAACATGTGGTCTAACATCATGTCTTATTCCAAGATATTCATATTTGTCACTATCTGGGTATTGACCAAAAGCTGATATAGCCCCAAAAAATGTAAGCAATGATGAAATGAGAATTATCCAAATTGCTTTTTCAACCTTATCCATAACATTTATAAATACGAGTACTTTATAAGTTTTAATGGGAACAAAGATAAAGGCAAAATTTGTTGGAGGATGTAAATCTTGTGGCGAAGAATGGAATGTAGGAGATGATATTTATTATCAAAAAGAACCTAAAGCCATATGTTCCAGTAAAGAATGTTTTGAAGACCAAGGAGGAAAGTTTAATCCTTTCAAATCACAAACAACTCTTGCTCCTTTCAAACAACCCATAATAACAAAACTCCCTGATGTTGAAGTCAGTGATGAAGTAAAAAAAATTACAGAGTATTGGGATCAGTTTTTCCTAGTAGCACATCATAAAACAAAAGCAGTTTACCCTGATGAAGATGTTAATGGAGATAGATTTGGTCAGATAAGATCAAAGATGATGGATCAGTTAATGGCTTTAATTAGAATGGTAAAAGAATAAGGTTATATAATACACGGTTCTATACTAAGCAATGAAAATGAGTGAAGTTCTAGACATTGACGGTACATTTGAACGCTCTACACCTTTAAAAGCTGGAGACCATATATCAATCCAGTCTTGTAAAGAAAAATATGTAGATGAAGTTCAAGCCAACTGTGTAGAAATTCAAACAACCGAAGGCTTAAGACATAGTTTTGGTAAAACAATAATTGGACAATTGAAATCTGATTATTATCAAAATGCAATTAAAGCTGGTCAAGAGAAGGACGCAAGCGACGGTGTTGAGTTTTGGGTTGTAGAAAAAGAAGCCGAAGGTACAGGCAGAATGATGCTTGCATTACAGCCTTGGGCTCCTAAACCATAAGGTTAAAATACTTCTCTCTCCTTTTTATTTTATGACTGATAAAACCTGCAATAAGTGTGGCGTTAAAGGCTTATGGTGGAATAAGAAACATTTTGAGAAGACAGGCAAATGGCAATTAATAGACCATAAAGATAAGAAAGGTGAATGGTGTGTTAGGAACAATGCACCAAAGATAGATGTTTTTGAAAAAACAAGTAAAATAATTCTATGTGAGTATTGCAAAGATTCTAATTTTGGATTATGTAGGTCAACGAAAGATTACCAAGCACATTTAAAAGCATACCATCCAAACAAAGAAATTCTAACAAATTTGGATTACATGTTTGGGCATTCAAATCTCCAAGGTGTCAATTTAGAATATTGGAAGTCAGATCCACATTATGAAAAATACAAATCTTTAATTCAATAGTTTTATATAGAAGTACTTCCATGATAATCTATGGTAAAAATTGGTGGCAGAAGTAAATCTTCAAAATCAATCATTGGTGGTGGAGATGTTCATGATGGAGCAAGTACAGCAGTTTGTAGCCCAGCACCATATAGAGCAGAACAAGACGATTATATTAAACCAAATGCAGTACAAAAAACGTTATTCAGTGCATGGGAAACGATTAAAGATAATCTAAAAAATAAGAAACCTAACCTATGGGTTTGTAATGGTGAACCAATTGATGGTGCAAACAGAAAACAAATAGGAGCACAATCTTGGACAACAAGTCTTGAAGACCAAATGAATGACTTTATAAAGTTAGCAAAACATATACCATACAAAGACATCCTATTCACAAGAGGTTCACTATATCATAGTGGTTTAGATGCAACTAATTTTGAAGAAGTCTTAGCAGATAGAATGGGTGCATTGAGATATAAGATGTTTGGAGGTGGTGGTGCAACAGATTATTTTGCAAATATAGAAGTAAATAATAAAGTTTTTAATTTTTCACATCATATAGGTTTCAGTAAAGGTTTACAAACAAGAGCAGCAGCATTGTCAAGAGAAATGGCAAATATGCATTATGAGTATGATAAACTAGGTAAAGTCGATGTAATAGTTAGAAGTCATGTTCATTATTTCTGTCATGTAGAATTCGTACATTCACATGGAATAATACTTCCTGCATGGAAGTACCCTGACGGACACTTGTTCCGAGGTGGTGTAGCAGGTACTACTCCTGATATTGGAATGGTGGAAATGATAGTTGAACCAAATGGTGAAATTCTAATTAATAAAATTGTAGCAGAAGTTGACTTGAAAGCCAAGGTGAGACATATATGAAAACAAAATACACCATAACTTTAGAAGATAACCCTGACTATTTAATACATAAGACTTATAAACAAAAAATCTTAGAAGCAGTGCCAAAAAATAAAACAACCACGGCAGCATTAGTTTCCAAGTCATTAGGATTCTCCCAAAGAAGAGCTTTAGCATACCTATCATTTTTTGAAGAACAGGGATTGTTTGAATCAGAGATGAAGACTATAAAACATCACAAATCTGGTGCATATTCAAGGACTAGAGTTTTCAAAAGATTATAAAACCATTTATAATCAGAAATAATTAAATACTAAGTCTTGGTAGGT